ATCGTATAACTTCATGAGTTTATCTTCCATGCCCATATCTCTTGCTTGGTAACTTTTAGCCACATTAGGATGCTCTGCAAGATATGTTCCCCAACCCATCATCTGACCACCTTCACCTGAACTCATGTATTTATGGTCGAACTTTTCAAACTTATGAGGCGAACCATGAAAAACCATCAGTTCCTTACGAAACCCTCTCTTTTCCATTCCCATTGTTGCTGTCTCTACAGCCTTGTCTGTGAACTTCTCTAAAGCCTCACCCATATCAATTTTCTTCATAGAGGCAAGGGTTCTCGCTGCAACCACCTTACTAACTAATCCTGCGCCTGTTAATTCAATTAATACAGAAACAGGGTCTTCTGATAATGCTTTCTTAAACCCATCTATAGAGCCATATCTTTCAGCGTACATTTGTCCAATAGCCCCTGCCATCTTCTTAGAGTCTTCATTCCAAGCCATATCATCAGGTAGCGTGTGTTGAACTGCGCCTGAAATTACACTAGCGATAGCATCTGCTGTCTCTACAGGACTTGTTGCAGCATCCACAAGCCCTTTAACTTCTGTTGCTAGAGACTTCTTAAAGTTAAACACCATAGGTTTCTGAACGCCTGTTGCTGAATCGTACTCTTGTGTAGGACCTTCTGCATCTTTAGACAGGTTGTCATACCAATTACCTACAAGAGGTTCTAAGATGCCTTCATAAGCATCACCTGCAAATTCAGGAATAGTATCAGTTATAAACTCTTTAACAGGCTCAACAACATTAGTCTGATTATCAATCATCCTTTGTCTGTGAGTACGAGTATCAGGCTTAGTGAAGTCTGTGTATAAATCCTGTGCGCCTTGTACAGCGTCAGCACCTAAGTCATAAACTTGTCCTGCTCTGTCTTTAACGCCATCGAAATAGTCTGAGGCAGTATCACCTATACCCTGAAACATCTCGTTTCTTTTGCGTTGTTCCTCTAGCATTTTTATTGCATAAGGGGTTAGGTGACTAGGGTAGTTAGGTTTGTTATCTGTTGGTGCTACTACAGGTGGGGTGGCTACAGGTTCTCTGTCTTGCATCATTAGATTATCAAGAGACTCTTGCTTGATTGCGTTTATGTCGTAACTTGTTTGACCATGCTCATTAGCGTTTAATAGTGGGTTGCCGAAGTCATCTGTGGCTACTTGGTTGTTAATATCGTACTGCTTGTCTAGGTTAGCAAATTGGTCGTCTGCTCTACGCATATCCCACTCAGCACGATTATCTAGTCCTTGAGCCTTTAGTAATGCTTGTAGTTGTGCTTCAATCTGCGCTTGTTTATCACGTTCTGCTGATGCTTTGTTAAGTGCTTCCATAGCACTAGCGTCTTGTTTTGCTTGTTCATTGTTGTACCACTGCTCTTCTGCGTAAGCGTCTTGAGTAGGGTTTGGTAATGAGCCTAGACTTGGACTGCCGAATACTGTGTTTGTATCTACAATGTTCTGTGGGATGTAATCTGCTCTGCCTTGTCGATTGTAAAAGTCCATCGGATTTACTACATCTTTAATAGGCAGGTTTATGTCTTGGTATTCTTGCGTAGGATTTACGTCAACTTGTTGAGGTGGCTGTACAGTTTGGTCATATCCGTAATTCAATAATGATGGTTCTGTAGGCACTTCAACATTAGGTGTGTTGAACATAGGTTGGTTTGCCCTAGTGTGTCCTTCATGTAACGGAGTACCAGGTCTAGCATTGTAAGGAGTGCCTTCTGCTGTAAAGCGCACTTCCATCTCGTCTTGGGTTGGGTCATATCCATAACCACCGCCTGTTGCTGTAACACCTGGCTGACTTAACAACTCATCAAATAAACCCATTAAACAACTCCCTTAATGTTACGTTTTATAGGCTTACCCCAAGATGAATCTAATGGTCTGTAACCTATCGCCAAATACCTAAAAGCATCTGCGCCATGCGATGCCCAATCATGTCGAGGTCTTGAGCGCCAAGTCTTACCGTTTTCATCCCAATCTCGTGTGTAGTTTATCAAACAATCGATACCTTTTTCACATTTATTTTCATCAAACCAACATTTATGTATCATTGAACGTGCTGATTGAATGCCGTCATCTACTCTTAGGTCAGGTGCTATCTCTACATTTCTAATGCCTAAACCATCTAATGTCTCTAGTCTTGACTTGCCTGTGCCTAGTTCTCTAACCCTTACATCATGCGGTAATATGTGTTGTTCATACACGTAACCTTTCTCTTGTAATACGATAGCATAGTGGTCTAATCCAACACCTGATGCTTCGTAATAATCAATGATGTGTATCTCTGTGCCGATGTACTGAGCAAACCAAATAGATGTTGAGTCGCCTATTCCTAAATCCCAAGCAGTTACTACACCCTTATCTCTATCGTATCTAACCTCACCTACTCTATCTTCTTCCTTAGCCAAGCGCATCTCTGTTGAATAGTAAGCGCCTTCACTGAATACTAAGAAGCCACCTTCCCAAATGTGTTCGTACATATCAACACGCTTCTCTTTGTCTTCAAGGCGTTCTTGTTCTAACACGTCAGGAAACCACTTATTGTCAGTGAAATTTAGTTCTACAATCTTAGAGTTCTTTGGCTTATTAACTCTAAAGCGGTCATGTGTTGCTGAATACTTGCTCTCAGGATTCCACGTTACCCATATCTCTGAGCCTTCTTCTCGTACAGTTGGTATTAGTTTCTGCCAAGCCATATTACTTACTGACTCTGCTTCATCTACCCAAGCCAATAGAATGTGTGCCTTTGATTTAATAGAGTCTAGTGAGCGTCTTAGACCTACGAACGTGTATGAGATAAGACCGTCTTTAGACCTGATGTATTTCTCACCTAATTCATAGTAATCTTCAAGTATAGGAACTGAGCGTATTGCCTGTTTAATCTCTTCTAGTGATGAGTCTTCTAATGAGTTCATAAACTCACGACCACATAGTATCTGACCTGACCTTCCTTCTTGACCCCACAGATAACCCCTAACTGCTGTCATTAGTGCAAAGGTTCTTGTCTTGCCTGAGCCACGTCCACCCCAACTCCCTCTGTATCTTGCATCTCCCTCAAATACAGGTACTAACTTATCAGGAATAGGAACGCTTAGTGTTTCTTCCTCTACTACTTCAGTCTTTGTCATCTGCTCTAACGCCTACTAACTGAATCTTAGTAGGTTGCTTCATGCTTCCATCGCTAGACATTAGGTCTTGTTCTGTCTTTTCTTTATAGCCGTGGTTGTACATCATGAACTTACCGATGTTAGCGTTAATCTCGTTTTTTAAGCCTTTATTAACTAGGGAATACTCTTGAATTGTTTGCACCATCCCTAACGTATGCGAAAACTCAGGAAACTTATCGCCCCAATCGTACATTGTTCGCTTAGGTGTGTCTATGTATAAAGAGAGTCCTGCTACTGTAGGAACAGCCTCTTTCGAGTCTTCCCACTTGGTTAAGTATTCGTCTGCTTTTACTTGTATTTCGTCATTGTACTTAGTTGGTCTTCCGCCTGACATTAGTGTAACTCCTTGTGAGGTGGAACAGGCATTAACTCGAAGTCTAACTGCTCTCTCAGTAATTCGACACCGTTATGTGCGTCATTGATTGATGAGTCTTCTGCCATTAGCATTAAAGCACAGACATATAACTCTATAAATTCATCAGGATGATAATCGTTTAGTTTGATTTTCTCTAACATCTTTGTATTCATCCTAACCCCTTGTTATTCCTAGACTTTCGTAATATAAATCTTCAGGTCTTGGTAATACTATACCATATTCTGACATAAGCATATCTATCTGCTCTAAGTAGTCCTTGAACTCACCCACCTTTAGTTTGGTTGTGCTTCTTAGTTCTCGTACTGTTTCACCCTTCTTAGTGGTTACCTCGTTATAGCCTAGAAACTTATCTCTCAGAATCATGTGAGCCTCATCCTTAGTGTAACCAAGTTCAGGACTTATGACTGTTCCTATCCATTCCCAATACAGTCTGTTCTGCTTGGTTGAGCGTGAGTCTTTGTCGTCTTTTATCTCGATGATTGCCCTCTCTGATTCAGGGTTTTGACTAAAGTGACTAACTATCATTGATTCGATAATGTGTCGCTTCTCTTTCTTTCTTTCAATTACACGCTTCACATCAATCCCTTACTAACTAAAATCTCTTGTGTTCGTTTCATACCCATTAGGTGGCTCAGTAATAAGAACTCTTTGTTATAGCCACTAGGCTTTCTTCCGTCTAATACATCATGGCAACTGCTACAGCAATAAGCACCATGAATATCAAGACACTTAGCACCCATACCACCGCCATTAAGATGTGCCAAGACAACTGTTTCATTATTAGGTCCACCGTAACATCCATCTAGTCTGATAGTACATGCTTGACCCCTCGCTGATTTAGTTATCTTACTCATTCATTCTTTCCTTGGCTATCTCAAAATACTTATTATCTAATTCAATACCAACAAAGTCTCTATTTAGTTTATTACAAGCAACCCCTGTTGTTCCACTACCCATTGTAAAGTCTAATACAGTTTCATTTTCATTTGTGTAGGTTTTTATTAAGTATTCCATAAGCAATACAGGTTTCTGAGTTGGGTGTAAATTAGATTTTAATATATCCCTTTTAAATTTTAATATTTGTGTTGGATATCTGAATCCATTGTCTTTATATTCCAATACTTTTTTATTTCCAGAATCAGTAAGTTTGCCCATTTTCCCATTCTTAACTTTGTTCGTCCTTTTTTTTCCAGAATAAGTAACCATTTGCGGATTATACAAACATTGTTTTGAATAAAATACCATAATATTTTCAGTAGTTTTACCCGCCCTTTTTTTAACTTGTGCTATATTTGTTAATCTTTCCTTTTCCCAAATCCAATCATATTTATAGTTCCTAATATTACTCATTCTTAAAGCACTACTAAAAGGCTCACTACCAAACAACACTATTGCACCATTTGGTTTAATCAACTTGTTTAGTCTAAGCCACATCTCATCAAAAGGAATAATGCTATCCCATTTACACGCTGTTGTTCCGTATGGTGGGTCTGTTATGATTGCATCTACTACTACACCTTCATTTATTAACTCATCCATAACCTCTAAACAGTCACCTTTGTATAATTCAATCATAGTACGTTTATCTGCCAATCAATACATGCTTCAATAACATCTGCTACTGAATATACAACCTTAACCTCACCACCTGCCTGTTCAATTCGTTCAATCATTGCTTTCTGAGTTAGGCTTAATCTGCCTTTATCAACTGTTGCTGTCTTTGGTCGCTTAACCTCTAAGAAGTATGTCTGACCATCATGAATAATACAAATATCAGGTACACCTGCTTTGACACCTTCTGCCTTTAGTTTCTTAGCAGTAATTAAGTTTCTTTTGCCACCGTTGGGTATTGCGAAGTACATCACACCTCTCATATCTAAATACTGACATATTGCTTTTTGTACTTGGTGTTCGTGGTCAATCACTTCTTTGTCTCTCTTAAAAGTTGGTTAATAATCTCAATAGCAGATTCACAAGTGTGTTGTCTTACTGCTCTGTCGTTCATGTGACTAATTCGTTCGAGTAATTCTTTAACACCTGTTAGTGCTGTATGACATTGTTTCTTATTATGACCAAACCACTTCACAAGTCACGCTCACCAAAGTTATCGTATTCAAAGTATTGACTCAATCCGTAAACTTGCCAATGAATAGATGGCTTGTCTTGATTGATACGATGAATTAAACCACTACGAGTAATACCTAATAGTTCTGATGCTTTTTCTTGAGTTAAACCGATTCGTTTTAGTTCTTCTGTAATTGATTTGAAGTAAACAGTCTTCTCAACATCTTTGTAAACCTTTTCTTTTGGCATAATAGTATTTAGTTATTGAATTAAGTACATATTATATCACCTACAACACATTAGTTTGTATAAGATTCACATTCAACACATTAACTTGCGCGCTATCGCTTGCTTGCTCGATGCTAAAGCATCCAAGCGTGAGTCTGTTACTGCGCGTCACTTCGTTCCTTACTGAGATAAATCTCTTTTTTAAAGCACCAAGGATAGACTACTTATACTTATTGAGTATTGCCATCTGTCTGCGAGTTGGGCGTTTATTATTTAATACAAGTCTCATCATTGAATTAAGTATCGGTAGATGTTGTTCATGTACTTGATACTTAATAGGTCTAACTGTTAGTTGATGAAGTAAGTTAATGTCTTTGTTATTCATATTCGGTTAAGTTGTCTAGTTGGGGAAATCGGGGCGAAGAAAACCCTACCTGAAATTAATCAAGTAGGGAGATTCACATTCGTATAAAGCGCCTAAGCAGTCTTCATCGTAAGGTCATATCTACAACAATATATGACTCATCCTTCTCACCACCCTGTTTGGGTTCGCCACCTCTGAAAGGATGCGCTAGATTTAAAACACTGTACGGGGTAAACCCCAATAAGTTCGTAACAAGAGCCGTGGGCTTCCCTTCCACTTGTCTGAGTCCTTCCTCAGAAACTAATGACTTAATCTAACATCAACCAACAGCCTTACACGTTTGTGGCTATCTCTGTTATTTTATTCAGGTGTGAGTGAATCCATTTGGATGACATATCACCTGTCGTGTCGGTGAGTGCCAATAGAGTCCCATAGAGTACCGCAGAGGGTATAATGGTCATCAGGTGGCTCTAACACCTAATTCTAAACCCTCATTCGCTCCTAGCGTTTGGGGGTTTTCTTGTATCTGAGGAAGATTATAAACTACCTTTTGTAAAATAGGTGAAGTCTTTTTAATATTTATTTGTAAATAAGTCTTGACACCTAGTATCGCCTACTGTACAATACGCAGTAACTTGATTATGAAATTGAGTTAAACCTTTAAATAAAACGGAGATAAAAATGAAACAATTTAACCTAACAAAATTAGAAACACTTTTAATCAATACTCAACTGAAAGAGAACGGATGTGGTGCTGAAACTGCTGAGAGCCTATTAGTTGATAATTATTCTTGCATGGGTATGAGTGGCTTTAGAGAGTACACCAAATTAGACTCTCAAACAATCGGTGGCGGTTTATCTTCACTTGAGAACAAGGGTGTTATTTGGAGAGATGACGACCAAGAAGATAATATCTTATGGTGGGTTAAAGATGATTACTTAGAGTCTATGAACCCAACTGCAATTTTTGCATACTTATAACCAAAGGGGCAATGCCCCACACTTTAAATAAAAACGGAGAAATAAAAATGACAAAATTAGAATTAATTAACCAAAAAGAAACAGCAGTTGACTTATTAAAGAGCGTTCCATTCATTGAAAACATAGAGTTTGATGTAGATTACAGTGGTGTAAATAAGTTCTGCCGACTAACATTCACAAGTGGTGAAAAGACATACTTTGAAGATTTACTCACCTTGGCTACCTATATATCGGGAATGATGAGAATGCAAGAAGAATTAAACTAATTTAATTAAATACTTGCATATTGTATTGTATGCGAGTATAATTGCATTATCAACAGAACAAAGAGTTGATACTTTAAAATAAAATAGGAGTAATATTAAAAGGTAAGTTTCGTTCCATGAGTAACAAGGGTTCTATTAGGGAAACGAAGTTAGCCAATTAACGCAAAGAAGCATTCTAAATTATGAGACTTACGGAGTAGGTCATCCCAAAATGGGAATACGGATGTGAAAGGTATATAGTTAATTTGGAACACAGTATGAGTTGCGTAACCTTGATGAGTATGCTAGAGAGGTTGAGAAGGAACACTAAAACACTATTCTGATATTAGGAAAAAGACTTTAGGTTTAACTAGCAACTAAAACCGACTGAGGGATTGATATGAATAATAGCAACAGACCGACATGGGGTTGGAAGCAACTAAGAAACCTACCTACTTAATATTACTTTTAAACAAAATAGGAGATACAAAGTGAGCAGAATGACTAACAGAGAACACGAAGAGGCTGACCACTTCCAAACACGTTACGAAGCGTGTTACGACACAGCACTAGACGAATACCTTACTTCAATCGAACTTATAAAGCAATCGTTTGAACATAACCTTAACGAGACACCTATTTGCGATGTGCCTTTACACGTGATTCTTCACATGGCAACAAGTGTTAATCAAATGGTTGAGAAATCCAACTTTCACTATGTTGATGAACACGATGATGTTTGGTATGACTTTGAATCAGAATTATCTGAAATGCTTTTAGATGAATACGGATGGGAGTTATAACATGATTGACGTAGATAACACACAACCAACAGACTACCATCACGACCAAGAACCCGACATGAAGTCATATATGAAAACTGAGCAGTACGCTAAAGAGTTCGACAAGGCGTTCGGTGACGTTTTTGGCGACCCAATCGGACAGATTGATGACATTATTAAAGGCTTGGGGGTGAATCATGAGCATTGATTTCAAGAACATAACTGTTATTGACATGGATTGGGATAACACCCAATACCCCGAATTTGAGGACTCTTCTATTATTGAGGCAGAGTTCAAAGACACAGGGGTAGCGTTGACTGACGAAGAGTTGGACGAACTAAACGACAGTGGCGACTTTGTGTACGAACAACTGCAAAACTTTTTATATTAAACGGAGATAGAAATGACACAAGAGCAAAGATTATTAGATTATCTGAGAGATAACAACGAAATTGACCCATTACAAGCATGGCAAGAGTTAGGCATTTATAGACTATCTGCTGTGATTCACAGACTACGCAAACAAGGTCATAACATCATCAGTAACCGCAAGAAAGTTCAGAACCGATTTGGTGAGAATTGCAATGTTGCAAGATACAGATGGGGGTTGTGATGGATTTATTTGAATTATTAGTAGGGGCATCAATACTCTACCAAGCAGGGCTTTTATATTTAATTTTAGGAGATGACTAATGAACGTATTTAACACACTAAACAAAGTAAACGTAAACGAACACACAGAGCAGAAGGGTCAACTAACTTACCTGTCGTGGGCTTGGGCTTGGTCAGAGGTTAAGAAAAAATACCCCGAAGCAAACTACCACGTCTATGAAAATGAAGATGGTTGGTTGTACCACCATGATGGTAAGAGCGCATGGGTGAAGACAAGTGTAACGATAGAAGGTCTTGAGCATGTTGAGTACCTGCCTGTCTTAGACTTTAAGAACAAGTCAATACCTATGGACAGTATCACTTCGATGAATGTGAACACGTCTATACAGCGTTCTATCACTAAATGTATTGCTCGTCATGGTTTGGGCTTATACATTTATGCAGGGGAAGACTTGCCCGATATTCCACTGTACGAGAAAGGTGAACGAGATGAATATGTACACGCTCTGAAAGAGGTTGTGGGCGAGTCAGACTTTGATGGGATTAAACAACTTTGGAGTGAACTAACCTCACGTCAAAAGAACGATATTTGGAAGGCGTTTGATAGTCCTGAACAAGTAGTCATCAAAGAGGGATTGCGTAAGTTATCACCTGATGATTAAGTTATAATAAATTAGCCGAGCGTTCACCACGTCTATTGTCGGCTTAGGGGTATCACGTTAATCTCTCCTCAAGAGTTATCTCCCACCTCTAGGGTTATTCCCGAAGTAAAGGGGAACGGTGCGAGTTGTCCACGATACGGACTACTTTAATTAAACGGAGCAAATCATGAGCAAGGCAAAACTAACTAATTTATTTGATGCAAGATACAAGGTGTATTATTGCGAACGTCAACTAGGTATCTCACACTTATCGGAGACTACCAAGGCGACTTACGAACTTATAGCCAAGCAAGAGATGACTATACAACGTATTGTTGACCACAAATACTTCTCAGATGTCTCTCTTTCAACGATTAAGCGTTCAGTGTTGGACTTGCTTAACAATGAACTAATAACGGCTACAATCGGCTCTAAGGATAAACGAGAAAAAATCCTTACATTGAGAATAACCTAACCTTGGGGGAACGCACCCTCTCTCATAGCATTCATAATCGCTATGGACTTATAAAGCGGTAAGGTCGCAACCGAGTGTGTAAGCGACCACTAAACTAATTTTAAATAAAACGGAGAAAAATAATGATAAACAAAGTAACACTACTAGGAAATTTGGGCAGAGACCCTGAAGTTAAGTACGCATCAAACGGAAACGCAATCGCTAATTTAGCAGTCGCAACATCTGAGTCTTGGACTGACAAGACCACAGGTGAGAAGAAAGAGCAAACAGAGTGGCATAGAGTGGCTTTATTTGGCAAATTAGCCGAGATTGCAGGTCAGTACCTACACAAGGGTTCTAAAGTCTATATCGAGGGTCAAATCAAAACCTCGAAGTACCAAGACAAAGATGGTAAGGATGTTTATTCTACGTCAATCAATGTATCAGGCTTTAGCGGTGTATTGAAGATGCTAGATAGTAAAGCCGAAGGACAAGCGACAACACCTCAAGCAGAGTTTAAACCTCAAGTTCACGACCCAATTACACCTGTTGCAACCGATGGTTTTGACGACGAAATCCCTTTTAGATTTATACCGTTTTAATTTATTTTAGTCTTTTTGTAAATAAGTGTTTACTTTCTGTATTGTATAGTGTACAATGTCTTTATCGAATCGAGGAACGGTTCGGTACTTTTAAATAAAACGGAGATAAAAATGAACACAATTAAATTAGTTAAAGATTCACAAACAGACCTTCACAACGAAGGTGAAGATTGGTACTACATCACAGGAACAGAAAATTGGTGTCAGATAAATAAGTCGGGCAATGAGTGGAAGGCTACAATGTATGAGATGGGCGACACTGAGGTTCATACAGTTTATGCTGATACACCACGCAAATCTGCTAACTTGTTACTTGCTAACTTTGACCTTAAACTTGGTGGAGAAGCAGAATGAATAACTTACCATTAAACAATTTCAAATACGAAGGCGATGGATATGTCTTTGAATTTAAAAACGAGAGAGAGGCATTCTACAAAACCCTAGTGGTCACACCTAGACACCTCAAAGTCCTAAGCAACACCACAGGCATGACCACTGAGCAACTTAAAGATTCGGTCATCGCAGAATGGTTTGCTGAAGAGAACGAGCAGGTGAGACTTGAGAACAATGCTAAACGCAGAGCGAAGGTGGCATCATGAACCAACCCGAAATAGGAACTACTTGGTGGTGGCATGGATTCGAGGCTTGGCGTGTAGTCAGCGTGGATTCATGTACCGATGAGTTTGGTGAAGACGAAAGAATGTTTGTTACCATCTTGTGCAAGGACTTGAATCAACTACGAACCGTTTGGACTAAATCATTCTACAAGAGATGGCATCCATCTTGGAATCCAAAGGTAAGGGATGAATAACACGATATTGCAAGGCAACGTACTTGAACGTACAAAAGACATTGAGAGCAATAGCATACAGTGTTGCGTCACCTCACCCCCTTATTGGGGGTTGCGTGATTACGGTACTGCCACTTGGGAAGGTGGTGACGAGAACTGTAGTCATAAGCGAGATAGTAAGGCTTCAGAATCTTGCACTACAGGACACGTTAATCTTGAAGGCTCAGTAGGTGATGGTATTTACAAAAGCGTCTGTAAGAGATGTGGTGCTGTTCGTGTAGATAACCAACTTGGACTCGAAGAGACACCCGAAGAATACGTTGAGAACATGGTCAAGGTTTTCAGAGAGGTTAGGCGTGTACTTAAAGATGACGGAACTCTGTGGCTTAACCTTGGTGACAGTTATTGCGGTACAGGTCATAAAGGCGACTCTAAAGACCCTAAGCATAGCGATGGCAGGAGTGGTCAGAAAAAAGCAGTTAATAACAAAATACAGGGTCTTAAACCTAAAGACTTGGTTGGAATACCTTGGAGAGTTGCTCTTGCATTACAGGCTGATGGTTGGTATCTGAGACAGGACATTATTTGGCACAAACCTAATCCTATGCCCGAACCTGTTACAGACCGTTGCACCAAGGCACATGAGTACATTTTTCTAATGAGTAAGTCTCCTAAGTATTACTACGATGTCGATGCACTTAAAGAAAAATCTACCACATTCGAGAATAGACCTAGTGGCGTTGCAAGAGACAGGCTTTATGACTACGACTCTAAAGAGAAGGCAATGGGGAAACGAACAGGGATTAAGTTCGGGGGCAATAAGTACGGAGATAGCGATGACCCTAAACACAATACAAAAAGTGGAAACGAATATGTGGACAATGGTATGCGTAATAAGCGTTCTGTTTGGACAATAACTACCAAGCCATACAAAGAAGCACACTTCGCTGTGTTCCCTACTAAGTTGCCCGAACTGTGTATTAGGGCAGGTACTAAGGAAGGTGATTTGGTACTTGACCCCTTCTTTGGTAGCGGAACTACAGGTTGGGTAGCAAGAGAATTAGGTAGAAATTATTTAGGAATCGAACTTAACCCCGAATACATTAAGATAGCAAAGGGTAGGTTTTCACAAGGAGTATTGTTCTAATGGGAGATAATAGAAAACAAAAAGTGTACACGCTAGACGATGGCACTGAAATAACACCAAGCGAGTTGGCTCTTAAATTGAGAATGTCAACACCATCTGCTCGTTGCAGACTTGAGAAGTACACTGACCCTGTTGCTGTATTTAGAAAGGTAGGCGATAGTAAACCTAAACGAACTTACAAGTGCAAGGATTACTCTCTCTCTGACGGTACTAGACAAACGGCTAGAGACCTTGCCAAGAAATACGATGTGCCACTGTGTACGATACGCAATAGATTATCGAACGGTATTACTGATATTGATAAACTAAAGAAACTGCCGAACTCTAATAAGCAACATAACCTTGGTAGGCGTAAAGTTGAAGTGGCTATGCCATTAGACTCTCGCAAGAGTGTTACTAAGATGATGCACGGTAGGAACTTC